GCCCCACCGTGTTGAGCAATGTTCATGAGATGCTGCCAGCCTGCATCGAAGTATCCGACTTCGGAAAGGTACGCACACCACACATGGAGTGCATCGTTTCGGGGCTGGAGAACCATGAACCCGACTGGCCTTGCATCTAGACCAACCCAGAGCATTGATTTCCCGTTAAAACAGTCTGTATACACATCCTCGGGAATCCATCCTTCCGGGGTCTTGTGGAGAATCTTCTCCAGTCCTGGTCTGACGAATCCCCACCATTGTCTCAGATCGTTGGGAGAAATCAACCGTACTTCCATCATCCCACCAGCACATAAGCAAAGGTCTTATCGGAGGTGGAATTAGCGTAATGGCTGATAGTTGCCGATCCCTGAGTCTGCGATGAAACGTACACATTTGCGATGCTTGCCATTGACACACAGTTCGCCGTCACGATCACGCTCGGGGTTGCGGGTCTCGTTGGGCTTGTCTGAGGCGCGAGATGCTCAACCGTCACCGATGTCGAGGTGGTTGCCCACATGATCTCCACATAGTCATTCGCCGCGAGTTGAATGAAGAAATTGAGCGCCGCGATCAGGTGACCCTTTACAGAGCCGTGTTTGCTGTCCACAGAGAACTTACTATTGCTCCCGGCAACATCGGTACCGTTCTTCCGAAACCAAACATCCACATCTTGAATCTGTGAATCGTCATTGGCGAACTGAATCGAGAACTGGATGTTGTAAGTCCCGGCGTTCTTGAAGTTGATCCGAGAGGTGTTGGATACCGTTATCCCGTTGGAATAGTCGGTTGTGTTCAGCCCAATTGCGTAAGCTGTGGTGGTGGACGCCGCGCTCTGATCGGTTGTGTCCTGAAACGCCCCGAAAGGAAGCTGATCGGCATAAGCTGCCGCAGAGAACGGGAGGAGAATGATCTTCGTGTCAGGACTGATCCGCTCATCATAGAGAGTCGTGGTCAATGCTCCACCCGTGGCGAGAGTGACAGTCCCCGTGTTGTTGGACTTGCCATTCATCAACCCATTGACGACCTCTGAGATGCCTCGAGGATCAGCGCCAAACGGGGGAAGAACACGAAACATCATCGACGGCCTCTCCCTACGATGTTCACATCAACCCCGGCCATCGTTGTCCAGTTGCCAGTAGGAACAACCTTTACACGATGGTACTTGCCAGAGCTTCTCAGAGAGACTCTGTTTTCATTACTGGCGGCCACCGCCGTCGAGTAGATGATGTCATCGTCCAGCATCTCACGAGATGCCACAGCAACAGTCGCAGACCCATTGTCAATCTGAGGACGCGCCAAGGTGATGATGCTTGCGATGGAGGAAAGGTCACCAGTCTCAATGAAGGCAGACATAGGTTGGCCCTCAAAGGTGACGATCTTGGCATCTCTAATCCCGGCAAAAACCAACCTCCCACCGAGCCATTGACGAGCATCCAAAGACACGCCAAGCGCATCAATTGAGGCAGAGAACAGGTCAAGACCCTCAAGGGTCACAGCAGAGGTCGCTGCCGAAGAAATGTAAGAGGCCGCAGTCGCTCCGTAAGACCAGCGGTTGAGCTGCCAGTTGTAAACCAAGAGCGAATAGCCTGCATTGGTGTTCTGATAGCACCAGATCACCACCTTTTTAACAGGATCAATCGCGGCGCTGAATTTCGTATACGAGGGAGAGAGGTCGTTCCAAAACCACCGATCAACCTTCTCAGCCCCGATAGGTGTGACTCTTTGACCGTCACACATATAGAACCCGTCATCAGACAGGAAGAAGGTCATGTTCCCGTATTGAGCCACAGAGCCAGGCTCATAGCACCCAATCTCACGGGAGATGGTGTCGAATTGGAAGAACAACGGAGACCCGATATAGGTCATCCGAACAATCGCCTTCTCCAGCAAAACAAGTCCAAACTCTCCACCTGTTATCCCTTGGATGTCCCCACCATCAGGAATATCCTGGTAGTCGGACTGAGAGGTAGGCCCGGAAGTCCAATCTGTCTCGTCGTTGATGTCAGACCATTGGACTCGGTTCGGATAAGATGAGATGTTTGCTGCGACCACAAAGTCACGAATGACAGTCAGATACTTACAGACCGGAGCAGCCGCAGCCACATCGGCGAAAGCGGTACTGCTATTGAGGGTGAAAGACTGAATCTTTTGCGAGTTGTTCGCGGCAAGAACCACATCACCGAACTGGGTAAAGCTCCAATTCCCGCCCGTGTATCCACCAACCTTGGAAACATCATCAAGGTTTCTGTTGGTTGAGTTGTATTTGAAGAGCTTGGTCGCTCCCCCGGCAAACATCGTGGAAGTGCTGCTGATCTTCCCAGAGAAGACGCGAGTCAGGTTCTCCGAAGCAGAATTAGAGTAGTCCGTCAGGCTCGGGATAGGCCCATATCCAATCTGTTGAGGATAGACGTTGTATGCGGATTGGAGCGCACCAGCGATGCCTGGTTGATCTGGCAACCACTCTCCGAATGTAATCTTAGTTTCAGGCATTTCACACCCTCACCCATGTTCCACCAGCAGCGGCAACTGGAGTCCAGTTTGACTCGGTGTCTGTAACATCAGTCCATGTGGTCTCATCGTTTGCCACCACAGACCAGGCGGTCTCTGTATCAACTACGGTAGTCCATGTATCCACAGGAATCACCACATCGCTCCATTCTTGGCCCTGCTTCGCTCCATCGCAAGTGACAGTCGCCACCCCGAGAACCGATCCAAACCCAGAGAAAGTCGCATTCGGATAGCAAGAGACCTCTGCGCTTGCCGATATTTGTGCGGCTCCATTCGCCACAATCCCGCCCAAAGCGGTCATGGTGGCGGTTGCGGTGATTTCGGCAGATGCTAGCTTTACGATCTGAGCCGAAGCAGTAACAGTCGCTGAAGCACTTACAGAAGCAACCCCGAACTGAACCCTCGTGCCATCTGCCGTGACGGTAGCTGACGCATCTATCGCAGCAGAGCCAAATTGAACCCGTGTTCCGCCTGCCGTAACACTCGCAGAAGCGGTGACAGAAGCAACCCCATCCCACCGGGTAACGCTTGTGATGTATAGCTCTGAATCAAGCGTTAGAGTCAGGTCATCCAGACTCGCCTTGAGGTTATCAAGGGAGTCAATTGACCACGGTGGGTAGAGATCGGCCATTACGAAATCGTAACCGTCAGAGAGCCAATGGCGATGCGGAACACATCACCAGTAGCGATGGTCTTGGATGCATCCAAAGCGGTGTGATATAGCAGATTCCCACCCGAGGAGGCATCCCGAAGGCCGATATAGGCCACCGTTCCCCACGAACCCGTAGCCTGCGGGAACTCCACCGCTGCCGAGTTTGACGTTGCGCCATTGGATGGAGCGGAGAAGGTCACGCTCTGGCGAGCATATCCGTTGCCACTCACCTCAGTACCCGTATCCGCATCGGTAGGGTCTGTGGTGTACAGCGCCACATAGACCGTGGCCGGGCTTGTATATGCCGTGTTCCGCAGAGTTGCGTTGATTAGCGCATTCTCAAGATAGTTTGAGATTTCAGACATATTTATCTCCGTGCGAGAGTCATCGTCAAGGGAACACCTGCGTATTCTCCCCGATCATCGGATGCGTTGATAGTGTCGATTGCCCTTTGATACAGCGCGGCCCAAGTGTTCAGACGCTCATCATTCATGATGTAAGGCTCTGCCTCTCCCAATGAAGCGTAAAGCAGCGCGTCTGGACAGTTCGCCAAGAACACATTTGAGGTGTTGGAGTCGCTCAGATAGGTCGGGGCTGCGTAGTACAGCATCCGCACGTTGTAAGCAGAGTCCGGGATTGGGGCGAACTGGAAATCACTCGCCAACAGGGTATATCTCTTCGGAACGCCTGTGTTTGTCGCGTCGGCATTGCGATAAAAGATATTGGGAGAGAGGTACTCCAAAGCATAGTTCGGAGTCGTGTTCAGATGAATGTCCCGCATCTCCAGAAAGTCGCTCGGGAGCGATAGCGTGGAGTCGTTAGCGGTCATCGCCGCATTGACCAGCTTGAGCATCTGACGAATCCGCAGCTCCCGGCGAAGGCGGTTCTCTGCGAATGTGATGAAGTCAGGAATCTTGCTGGTCAGATCAGACCGAGCCAGATAGTCTGCGACTGCGGTCTTGAGATCGGAATAAGTGGAGATAGCCATTAGACCCTCCCAGGACGGGTGCGGAATGCGCGGTTGTCAGGATGATTGAGCCACTCTTTGAATCGAGCCTGGTCAACCACATGGAACCCTCGCATGATGCCCTTTTTGTTGAGATCGTCAATCACCACCAAAGGAACCGAGGCGATCTTGTTCCCAAACAGATGGTCGCTCCACCTGGCGCGTTCATCGTATGAGTTGAATTGAGCCTTGTTGGACTCAATGATCCCACCCACATCCTGCGAACTCTCGATCACTATCCCATCTTCAGCGGTGTGAGCCTTGCGCTGGACTACCTTGGTGTTCTTTGCGATTTCGTTGATGTTCATGTGAAAAAGGGGGCTGAGTTGCCCCGGCCCCCTTGGTTGTCACCGATAAATCGGCTTACGAAAGGTCTGCGCAGATACCGTGAGCAGCCTCATT